TCTGCATCAGGCCGGAGACCTCGATCAGGTACGACACCAGGGTGTCGTAGAAGTCGATCGGGATCAGAGACGCGCCGGTCGGGTTGGTGAAGGAACCGGGCGTGCCACCGCCGACGTAGTTGTCGAACAGCGTACGGGCTTCAGCCGGGCTCATCGGGCGGCCCGCGCCGGACTGGCCGGAGTTGATGCGGAGCGCGCGGCCCATGCGGCTGTCGCCGTAGGCGGTGCTCTTGTAGCCGAGGTCCATCTCGCTGCGCTCGCGCTTGGCGACCTGGCGGGCCTCGACGTTGAACTGCTGCATCTCGCGGGACTCGAAGCCGCCGAATGCACCGCGGCCCTCGGTGGGACGCGAGGAGAGCGAGTCGAATGCCTCGCTGGTCTCCTTGGCGCGGGTCTCGTCCTTGATCAGCTCGCGCAGGCGGCTGTCCACGGTGTCGAGTTCGTTGTGGAGGTTCTCGTACTTGATCTTCTCATCGCCGACATACGCGGTGCGGTTCTCGGCAACGATCTTGTCGTTCATGCCGCGCAGCTCGTTGTTCAGCTTGAGACGCTCGTCGTTTAGGCGCTTTGCAAGCTCAGACACTGGATTCCCTTTCCTTGAGAATCTTGGTCCGGCTTCGTGCGGGCGCACGACCACGGGGGACGTTCAATCTCTATGGAAGCACACGAACGAGTGTTTGCAAAGAAATTTTTAGACGCCAACCTTGCGGCGCACATTGATATAGGGCCGCAGGAGTTCAACGATCATCGGGTTGGACTGCACCTTGACGGCACCCAGGTCACCCATGCCCGCAACGCCCCACGGGGCGTCCTTACTCTTGAACAGGTCCACAGCTAGCATCATCGCAGCATGGGCAACCGCAGGCGGAATGTAATTCCAGCCCCATGTGCCGGTCACCTGGACGCGGTTGTAGTGGCTGAATGGCCAGACGAACGGAAGGAACTGGCCGCCGCCGCTGACTCCGGGCAGGTTGGTCAGGATCTGGAGCGCCCGGTACGGCCGCGGTACCCCGGCGGCGTTGATGTTGAACTGATCGGACATCGAGTTCATCGCCTCGGTGCCGGTCTTCCAGACGAACTGCTGGTTAACCGTCCACGTGGTGTTGTAGACGCCGTTACCGGCGTTGTCCACCTGAACTACCGCATTAGCGAGAATGGAGGGGGTCGAGACCAGGGAGTCGATCCGCACCGTGTAGATGGACTCCGGCATAAACGTCCGGGCCTCGGTGAGCTGGTAGAAATGCTCGCCGCAGTAGGTGTTGATCCAGTTGGTGGCAGCCTGAATGGCAAGGGCCATCTCGTAGTCAGACGCTACGTCCGCATTCGAGATGTTGAGCCGGGACTTAAGCTCTTCCTTGCCCACGTACCAGTACTGCATGCCCATGCCGACAGCCGTCAGCGGCACAATGCGGAAGGTGGTGGGAGTGACCTGGTTGACGGTGTTGCCGGTGCCCACCCAGGTTGCCACCCACAGCCCGGAATCGACTAGGCCGGTCAGCGCCAGATTGTACGCCCCAGAACCAGTCCTGGTGAGCTGAGTAGACGCCGGGTACGTGTAAGTGGTCATCACACCAAGAGGGGACGTTACCACGCAGGTGATGCTGGTCGGGTCCGCGTTGGCCCCCGCCGCATTCGTGAACTGGACGGGGACCGCAACCGCAGACTCAGCCGGGTTGTCGTAGTAGACAGTGGCCGACACGGCTCACCCCTCAGTCGTTGAAGATGCTCATGTCGATCGGCTCGTCGAACTTCTCAGCGAGCTTGCGGGCTTCTTCCAGCGACAGCTCGGCCTGCGGCGTCTCCGGCGTCTCGGCCGGGGTCTCGTCGCTGCGGGACGCCACCGTGATCGGGGTGTGATCGCCGTCGTGGCCGTCGTGCTGGTTGCAGGGCAGACCTTCCTTGCGCCCGAAGCACAGGCCGGCGTGACCGCCCTCAGCGGCACCGGGACCATCGGCCGGGTGGCCGGTCGGACGAACGCACGGCTCGCCGTGGTGGAATCGCATGCACAGCTTGGAGTTGTCCATGGCCTTGAGAGCCTTGGCGCGCTCCTCCACGTGCAGCTCCTCCTCGGAGCGCTCCTCGGGAGTCTCGGCCGGGGTTTCGTCGGAACGCTGCTCGGGCTCGGGCTCGGGGTCGGCGTACGCGCCAGCCTGGTCTTCCCAGGCGCGCAGGGTGACGTCGGGGTCGTCCATAACCATGCGCTCCTCAGCGGCGGCCTTGCTCAGAACAGGGACGGTCGGGCGGTCGGAACGCTTGAAGAACTTCATGGCCTGGCCGGCCTGGAGCATCGAGCGGACTTCTGTAGGGTCAGCGGCCATGTGACGGGCGAGGCTGAACACCGCGCCTTCCATGTTGCGCGCGGCGGCGGTGGTGTCCTTGTAGGCCGGGTCCATGACCGGGGCCACGTCCACCAGCTCAACGCTGTGCAGGGTGCGGAGCGGCATGTTGTACTTCGACACGCCCCACTCGTCGTCACCCTCCTTAACGCAACGGAAGGCGAAACTGGAGTAGCGGCAGTCGCGGCGCTCGACGTACTCAAGCACGTCAGACCGGCAGTTCGGGGGCAGAACGTCGTACTGGAGACCGGTGTCGTCGATCTCAAGGCGGCAGGTGTCAGCGCCAACCGTGCCTAGAACCATCTGCGGGTCGTGGTTGTAGCGGCACACCACGTTGTCCCAGCCGCCGGCCTTGGCCTCGTCGAACGCGGTCTTGTTCACGCGCTCGTGGAAGTTGCCCAGACGACGGGAGGTCTTGTCGAACACCGCGGCATAGCCGGTGATGTGCGCGACGTGCTGTGTACCCCCGCCGGAGGCGCGCTCCTCGTAGTTCAGCTCGGGCGCGATGGCAACGAACCTGACCTCGGGGTAGAGCGACTCGAACGAGTTCGTCCCCTCCGGCTTAATGCCCTGCTTCTTGGCGGCAGCCATGATTCTTCCCTTCGCCTTCGCAAAGAAGGGCATAGGTCTCCATCCCCAGGGTACGGAGTGCTACCCCAGGGAGCAACAACCTTCGAAATCAGAGGTGACCGCGCTTAGGATCTTCGTTGATCTGATCCTCGGTATCGTGGTCATTCTTCATCCAATGGGCCTGCATATCGGATGCGGGAACATCCTCGTCCGGCCCGTCCACCTGCTTGACCCGTTCCCAGATCTCGCCGATCTCGGTAATGATCCCCCTGGCGTTCTCGCGGACCTCGAATGGCAGCGACATATCACGCTGCACCGAAATCAGAGAGGCCAGAAAACTCGCCGGGTCTTGAGCCAGCGGTAGAGGCGCGTTCGGCTTACCCACCGGCATGACGCCCGCAGGGAAATACGCCTGGCCTGTCGGGACATTGAGACCTCCCGGTGGGGGCGGGGGCGGCCCTATTGCTCCGGCCGGGCCTACGGCGGACCCAAAAGCACGAGCAGGGCCACTAGAAGAACTACCTCCAGAAGAGGAGCCGCCACCGCTAGACGAGCCACCGCCGCCAGGAGAGCCCGCCTGAGGCAGCTTGCCAGTGGAGATGAGCGTCTTCTCCAGCTTGATGAGCCGATCGGTAGCAACGTCCATCTCCAGCACCACGGCCTTGAGCAGCGTCTTGGGGATAGCCCCGGCGCGGGTGCCCATGGCGTTCATCAGGGTGAGGGGCAGGGCTTCGGTGCCTATGCCGGCGGGCAGCGGGTCCATGTCCAGCTCCAACCGGATCTCATCGGCGGTCTTGATGCCGATGTTGCGCATGATCTCGTAGATCTGCACGCGCTGGAGCAGGTCGGTCTTGAGCAGCTCGTCGGTGTAGAACTTGGTGAAGCGCTTGCGCGGGAGCAGGTCAAAGAACGCCTGCTCGAACTTCACCAGCCACGGGCGGAGCGACTCGATGATTTCCAGGTTGGCCTGGACCACCGTGTTGTACGTCATGCTGTCACCGCGGGTGCCGCCGAGGCGGTCAGGGGGCAGGTTCAGCACAGCCGCGATCTGGGTGGCGTTCAGCTGCATGGCCTCGATGAACTGGGCCTCAGACGGCGGCACGGTGACGGGCTTGTAGTCCCAGTCTCGGCCGTACACCAGAGGCTCGCGTCGTCGCAGGGAGCTGACCAGGCTCTGCCGGATCTCGGCCGCCGCGTCAGCGTCGATCTCGATCTCGGAGTTCTGGAAGGTGCCGGGAGGGAAGCCGCCGGACTCGTAGAACCCGGTGCCGTACTCCTGGGCCATCTTGCCAGCGGTCAGGGTCAGCGCGAACGCGCGCAGCGGCGAGACGCCCTCGATGCGGCCGGGCATCCCCAGCGCCTTGACGTGGAACACCTCGGTGTCGGGGCCGTACCACTGCACCTCGCGGCCCCAGAAGAACACCCTCGCCCTGGTCGGGTCGGCGGTGTGCTGATCCTCGGGCTCGATGACGGTGACGTCCTGCGGCGGCACCCAGGTGATGCCGAGCGGGTAGCCGTAGCTGTCCTTGTGGGTGATGAAGCCCCAGGAGTTCCCGTGGACCTGCACCGACGACATCATCGTGCTCATCCACTCGAACGGGGTGTCTAGCACGTTGGGCTTGTCGAAGAATGTAGGGCCGAGCCACCTCTGATGGCTGGAGCCGTTGTTGAGATACTGGTACACCCGCAGAGGCATGCTGGCTGCGTTGAATGACAGCAGCTTCACGCCTGCATAGAAGGCGGGGAGACCGAGTGCGTCATCCTGGCCGTAGAAGGCTCGCGTCGGGTGGATTGGACCACCGACGTCGTACCGCATGAAAGGCGAATCCCACGGTCGCCAAGGCACGCTGCTCACAACGCGCTGCTCGACCGCTGTCCGCAGGATGTTATCCCGCAGGCCCACGTCGTCACTACCGTTCCTAGCCGCAAGCGGCTGCTAACGTACTGGACCGGCTGTGACGCGTTTGCGCACCCTCGGTTATTTCGAGGTTAGCCTTTATCGTTGCCGCTGTACATCACGGTGTCGCCGTGGGCGTAGACATCGCGGCGCGGCGGGGGAACGACGACCGGCTTGACGGAGGTCTTGGTGTAGCCGTAGCGAATAGCCAGCCAGCACCAGACGACACCGCCGCCGAGCCCGTGCCACAGGAACTTCTGCACCCACCCGCCCACCATGCCGATGAACGTGAAGATGCCCAGCACGGCTATCGTGAGTAGCTGTGCTGGGCTGTGACGCGCGATGATCGCCTGTGCCTGCTCGTGCAGTTCGACGGCGACCGGGGGAAGCTCTATAGCCTCGTAAGGCTTAGCTGACATAACGTCTGACATACACGCTAGGTTACAGCGGTTTGCCGTCTTCCCCGTAATGCAGGTTGTTCGGGCACCCGCCGCCATGA